TTAATATTTTCATTTTTCCTACGCTATTTTTTAAAAATTAAACTGATACATAACAGCACATTGGCGGCATTAAAACGACCGCCAATCTGCATAACGTTAGTGGCAATTAGTTGCCTTCATCTATGTACTCCTTTACAATATTTTCTGCGTTATTTTCAAAGTCATAACCATCACGAACCCATTTGAGAAAGGCAACTAACTGTTCGCTTCGCCCACTAACATCGGCTATACTCAATAATTTTAACTTAGCGTTGTGGTATCTACGAAGTGCATCTTTTATTTGATCCATTTCGTTATAGCTGTATCTTCCTAAATCTATTCCTGCTTCTTGTAAGCAATCTTCTTTTATTTCGTTATCTGTCATTGTTTCTGTTTTAAAGTTGTTAAAATTACTGCGTATAGCCGTTTTCCGTTAGTGGCAATTTTGCCGAACATAAGCCCATATATCATCTGCGGTTTGGTAAACACTTGGAGCATCTTCAGTAGGATACCAAACTTCATACGGGTGTTCAGCATCGGTAATTAAACCCCAACCACCAAACCGAACACTAATCAGCCCGACCGCAATATTCATCTTGCATTGCCAACCATTAGAACCACCCATGTAAGGGATGAATACCATATCATCTTGAATAAAACTGCCACTAACAAGGGGTTTGCCGTCATGCGGCTGGACGTTGTTAGCATCAGCATTTTGTTCTCTATTCATCTGCATCTGTTTTTGAACTTTAGTAATTCTATTGCCGCACGAACGGCAAGCCCTGTCCGTTACCTGCAAGCACTACTGAGTACTTCCAAACATAATTCTCGTGGTATTTTAGATCGTTCGTAACTACCTTTTTGCCCTTGCGTTCCTGTCTTGCTTCCTCTCGGTGCAGGTTGGTGATGGCAATTTTTATTTCCATTGTGGCAAATGTTTCTTGGCTTCCAAGTTTGGCTATTAGTCCATATATCTGTTGGCTTTGCTCTGTCATCTCCATATTGGCAATACCATATTGTATGCCTTTTTAATTCTTGTATAAACGGCATTTTTCTTAGCATCCCTCGTGGGTTTTCAATAAAGAATACCATTTTAGGATTAATCAATAGCCATTCATCAATAAGGCTAATGAAGTGCTTATTTACTGCATCGCATTTTTTAGCATATTCGCTTTTAGGTTCTGTTCCGTTTCGGTGTGTACTTATAGCTGCAATAGTGTAAGTCGTGCAATCAGGCGAAGCCCACACAACATCAGGTATAAATGGCACATCTTCTTTTTTCATTTCGCCAATATCAATAGCCAAATTTATTCCTTCAAACATTTGCCAATCCACACTAAAAACTTTCATTCCTAATTCTTCACCAACCTTTCCCACACTTCTACTCCCTGCGAAAAGTTCCAGTAGATTACCCGTGCCAGCAGGTAACAGCACCTTTGCAAAAGTGGGGCCTTCATCTATAAACAAACTTTTCTGCATCTAATTAACATTTTTGGTTTAACAAACTTTTATCTTTCTAATCCCCACCTTCGCAAAGCTGCAAAACCTTACCCCCTCACGTCAGTATATTGCTTAGTCACTCGTTTTTGATTCTTAAACTTATACCTTAGCACATAGTATTTAATCTTATACCACATCTCAGGGCTGAATGTTGTAAGGTACATAATGACGGCAAGAATCATGCACAGCGGTGCGCCAATGGTTAGGATTGCGGTTAGGTTTTCTTTCATACAGGCAAATATATTGACCAAATTACATACTCCCATCCATTCTTATCGTTCCAATATAGTCCACATTTTACTTTGTTATTTTCAATCTCACGCTCAAAAACCTCATCGAACAAAGCCTCTAATAATGCTTGTGCTTCCATTGAGCCATGTAAATGACCTATTAAATATAATGTTGTGTCGTCTATTTTCTTTGCCATAATCTACTTTTTATCGGGGTTAATTAGTTTATTAGACCCATTTTTTTACGCAGGTAATTATTAGCGCAAATTGTATTGGCTTTTTCAAGCAATATCTCCTCCATACATTCAATAATACTTGATTTTAATCTATCGTCACATTTCTTAAATAAATCAAAAACTTTATCATTCAATAAATGACGTTCTAATCGTTCAAAAGATTTATAAGGTGAATAAATCATTTGATTTTTTTCCTTGTTTATTGGTGTGAAATCTGCCATGTTATTTGCCTTTTGTTTTTAAAAATAGTTCGTAAAGTTCTTTTCCGTAAATCTCAAGCTCAAATTCTTCTTTAACTACCCACTCAGCAAACTCAACCGCATCACTCTCCTTTGGCGTGGATAGTTTTGAGTTAAACAACTGCAATAAATCAGTTAAAACTTCTTCACGCTTTTTAAGTGGTAATTTGTGTTTACGTAATATGTCATAAATATCCCCATCAATAAACATCTGTTTAAATTCACCCTTACTTATCCCATCATCCCCAACGCTATGCTTGAATTGGTTGTGAAAATCGTGCATTGATTTTATTGCAGTTGTTCTCCAAATTAATGCGGATAAATCTCCTTGCATTTTTAATCTGTTTTCCGTGAGTATTTCCTCAGCCGTTTTAATCTCGCTCATTGTTTCTTGGTTTTATCGTGTTTTACATAAGCCTCCAGTATCAGTGTGGCTCGTTGCTTGGTGTTATCTTTAGCCTTTAAAGAATTGACAAATTGCCAATACTTTTGCTCATTAGTCAGTGGCTTAAAGCCTAAGTTTAATTCTGTTTGCATAATTCAAGTTCTTTTCCTGTGAGTGCGAAGTATAGGTTTTGTAAGGAGTGGACGTAAATAATATGTTTATAAGGTCTAAATCCGTTGCCGTCACTTATTACAAAATAAAATAAGTTTTCAACTCCATTATCAGTTAATACATATTCAACATCAACTGAAACATCTTTGTTTTTATTCCACCAATTAAAAAAACCATCAGAAATTTCAGGTTCATTTTTCTTAAACCCAAACTTCAAAAGCCATTCTTCGGTTATGGGGATTGGTTTAATATGTGTAATGTCGTAACAATATTTCTCATCAACATAAACATTATTTCCCTTTACACCATAAACAACCTTAGCCTCACCCCTGTCTCTTGATATGGTTGTTTTGAATAAATTATTAATCCTTAATTCTTTTGTTTCCATAGTTCAAAGGTAATACCTTTTTTAATACTCACAACATTTATTTTGTTAAAAGGCTAATATTTTTTATATACTTTCAAATTTAGTTAGACTTGCCGTGAACTTCATAGGACACCAACCTAGCTTACCATTACGGTGTTTAGCTATAATTAAATGTCCGATCCCTTCAGTTGACCTACCTTGTGCATCTTCAGTTATACCATAATACTCAGGTCTAAACAAAAACCCTACTATGTCAGCATCTTGCTCAATTGCTCCCGATTCTCTTAGGTCACTTAACATTGGTATCTTATCTGCACGGCTTTCAACTGCACGGCTCAATTGACTCAATGCAATTATAGGAATATTAAGTTCTTTGGCTATCTTTTTAACACCTCTACTTATTTCACTTATTTCACTTTCACGGTTGCCGGTTGAATTATCTGAACTCATTAATTGTAAATAGTCAATTATTATAATCTCAACCCCTAACTGGTTTACCATCTTACGAGCCTTTTGCTTGAACTGTGAAATACTTAACCCTGCTGTATCATCAAAGAATATAGATGAATTTAATAATGGTTGGATGTATTTGTCCACACTTTCAAGTTGATACTTGTTAACTCCATTAAATAATTCATCTGAAGGTATAGCTGCTTCACTACTTACCATCCTAGTGAATAGCTGTTGGTTGCTCATCTCTAAGCTAAATAAACCTACCTTTTTAGTAAAGTTAATAGCCATATTTTTAGCCATTGTGACAACCAGGGCTGTTTTGCCCATCGCTGGGCGACCTGCTATTATAACCAAGTCAGGTTTTTTAAAGCCTTTTATTATCTCATCCACTGAGTTAATGCCGGTTAGAACTCCATTAACACCATTATTTTCTAAAATTGTCTGTTGATTTTCTTTAAAATCTTCATACAACATTGGAAGGTCTGCAATACCGTTACCGCTTAACCCGTCTGTGATTGCATTTAAACCACGTTCTGCTGCGTCTAAAGCCTTAAAGATATCCATACCCTCAGTAACATCATGTAAAAGCGTCTGAGCGCATTTAATAGCTTCACGCTTTAAATACAATTCATGGATAAATAACAGATCACGGTCTAAGCCTATTGCATTGGTTTGCTTAATATACAGGTCAAGTAGTTGCTTCTTGTCAAACTCTATTGACTTGTTTATAAAGTAAGTGGTTAAGGTGGTGTCATTAATTGGGTGCTTTGCGTTGTGTAGGTGCTGTATAGCTTGAGCGTAATGTTTTAGGGATGTAAAGTGATTAGGGTTGAACTTTTCAACTTCATGCAATACTTCCGGCTCGTAGAATATCTTACGAATTATTAACGCTTCTATGTCGTGTGCTTCTAATATCATTGGTCTTTATATTTAGCGGTTGGGTCATACTTGCCTGTTACCATGTTGTGTTTAGTTGGGTCGAATGTTGGCTTTTGTTCAGACTTGTTAAAGGTTGTATTTTTTAGCCAATCATGGTTGAATCCCTTCCAACTGTTTTCAACACATTTTCTTAATACTTCGTTTTTATCTAGCTTGGTTAATTCAACTTGTTGAATAAAACTACTAAAGGCTGTTTTAGTATTAGTAGCCTTTTTGTTTTTACGTATTAGCAACCATTCAGATACTAGGTTTTGATCAAACCCATATTTTAATAGTTCTTTTTTAAAATCAAAAACGCTACCTTTATTATTAATATTTATATCTTCATTTACATCTTCCATATGGGAGGTCATATGACCATCCTTATGACCTTTCTTTTTAGTGTATTGATTAGTACCTAAAAGATTGTTCTTTCTACTGGCTGTGAACTCTTTACGGGCTATTTGTTCCTGTTCTAAGCGTTCATTATACCATAAACCATCAGCATCTTGTTTGAACTTATGTTTAATTCCATCCCAAATTTGACCTGCCACTTGACCAACCATATGAGAGGTCATATGACCACTATTAAATTGCATCATTAATATATCAATATACGCTCCTTTTTGTTCAAAGGACATACCCATTGTACCACCAACCCAATCGTTAGGATAAAACAGAAAAGCTGGGTCTTTAGCCATTATAAAATTTCTCTTATTAAATTCATATTAGATAATATTAAGTCAATTTCATTAAAATCATCATTATTTTTAATACCCATTCTTTTTAAATTACTATTAAAATGGCTATTCATTTCCATACCAATAGAATTTACTAAATACTCTAAATTTTTGTGAAATATACTCATAAGCATATAGCCTTTACGGAGGCCGAGTGGAAACCTACGACAGTGACACTCGAGCCTTACCCGTAAGACTTATTTTAAATAAGTAAATTTAATATTGAATGTCGTAGATTTCATAGTACAAATATACTAATTTATTCTTTACTTAATATGCAAGTTATTAACAACTACTTATTTTTACCACACAGCACACAAAATGACTTTATGCCTGTGCCTTCATGTTTAACATCTGAATACTTGTACTTTGCAAAATGCTCTATTAATTTATTATATTCATCTGTAAATCCATTAATCGGGTCTTTTTCCTTAAACCTTTTTTTTATTTTCTTTAAGTCTGCGATTGTCATATCTGGACTTGTAATATCATTAAGAGTAAAAGAAAGTAAAGGTTTCTTAGGCCAAATCATTTTTATTCCTTTTTTTAAAGCGTAACGTTGTGAGGCTTTTACAGCTTGTTTGAGACGTTCAGGTGTGAGGCTGTACTTTTCGGGGTTCTTGGTGTTTACATTCATTTCAACCTGTCTTTAAGTGAGTTAATAAATCCCTCCATTTTATGGTTATAGTACATATTACTATCTTCATAACCCTCATTATTATCCTTCCAAAGAAGATACAACACAGCTTTCATTCGTTTTGAAGGTGTCTTTTGACTATCTACCATATCCACACTAGCCAAGTCAATTTCCTTCATTAGATCGGTTTGAATGGTGTTAGGTGAAATATAAACATTAGCAATGTTATTGTTCAGGGCAAAGAGCCTAGCCCCTTGTTCAGGGCTAAGTTCTTGCGTACCTAAAGTGATTGCATACGTATGGTCTTTACGGGTTCGCACCCCTTCGACCTGTGCTTGAAATACTATTCCTTTGCTCATACTATCCTGCAAAAGGGTCACCGTTTTCAAACAGGGCAAACATATTAAGAACAGTGACTATCATTTGGTACGCTTCCTTTTAATGGCTGGCAACCCAACAGTAACCTCTGGTTCAATCATAGCTTTTGCCAGAGATTTAGATCTGCTGGGTATTTCCTCTACAGAATAATCCCCATTTATTAAAAAGCCAATCATGGCAAATCCTGCATAGAGAGACTCTAGGTATTCTTTATCTTGATCGGTCATTTTTTAATCTCCAGCGATTCAATCCTGTCAGTCAGGATTGAGCCAAGGTCTTTCCCTTTTATGGCTACCATCTGGGCTTCCTCACAGTCGTAGACTAATTGCGATGCATCCTTAAGGGCTTTGTTATACCCACTGGTGTACGCTTCATTGCCTTCAATAATCATGGTTATGGCATCCCGAATTAGCACAGAAGCCTTGCGGGTTCTGGCTGCTTCTTTCAGCTTTGCATGCATCTCTACTGGAATGTATACCGAGTATGGCACTAAGTTTTTTGCGCCCATTCTTTATATTCCCTATATATTTTGTCTAATCGTTTACGTGCTTCTTCATTGGTTTTTAGCTCAGACCTAGACTGAACGGCTAGGTAATCACGCAACCACTCGGTGCATGACTCCTCATCCTCTTCAAAGATCTGAGAATCATCAAACAAGAACTTCCAGAACTTAGGGTCTCGGCAGAGTAAGCCAGCCATACGGATAGACTTATCGCCTTCAAACTCAGCCTGTCGATCCATCGGGCTTTCATCCCCGCCTATCCTAACCATAACTACCTGATACCTAGCCCCGATAAAATCCCGAAGAAGGTCTTCTGGGATATCGTCTGGGTGCATGGATAGGGTTAGAACATAACCCGTCTTATCTTGTTTGAGGGCAACCTTGACCCCCTCAAAGTTAAGCGTTTTCATTGACTCTTTCCAAGTCCTAACTGGTGTTCAAGATAAGAGATCACCGCCTTGTAACCAACGATTTGGTGGTTTAACTCCGCAATCTGAACATCTTTAACATCAATGGTGTCATGTAAAGATTGAAGCTGAGACTCTTTGTACAGACTAATTTTCTGTTTGGCAGAGTTTGCAAATCGCTCAGATTCAGCGTTGATATCATCAAAAGTGTATATCTTTTTAGTTCGTCCCATGACTGCTCCTAGTAAGGTAAGTCGTTATCAACAGGCTTGACATATGGCTCAGAAGCAGAGATTGACAAAGTCTTCTTGCCATTGATCTCTTTCTTCCATCCCGCTACGGAGATCTTGATAAGGTCATCATCCGTTTTGGCAAGCATATCTTTTAGGAAAGACCGATCAAGATTCAAGTCACCCCGTACATCAGGGTGGCTATCGGTCTTCTTCTTATCGTTAGGCCACAGTGTGCCTGTATTGGGTTTTGGTACAAATGCCATTACGCTTCCTCCTTGGTAAATTCGTTTTTCTTGGCAGTAAACTTGCCCATCATTTCCTTGAAGAATGTGGCATCGGTAGCTTTGACAGTGTCAAACAACACCTTGTTCTTCTTGAAAATCAACATGACATCTTCCTCGTTCTCAGTAAGATCGAGCAACTGGTGCGAGGTAGTCTTGATTAACTCAAGCCAGTCCTCTGCGTTATCGCCTGGTTTTCCTGGTGCTACGATCTGCCACTCACCCTTCTCACCAGTGATTGGCTTGGGGTCAGCTTTCTTGGGTTCAGGCTTTGGCTCTGCCTTTGGAGCAGTCTTAGCCACTGGCTCAGATGATCCCATGGTGGCATCCAAGGCATCATGCTCCACGATCTCAAAGGCATTAGTCCACAGATACCTACGCAGATATGTCTGCACCGCACCAAGGTTCTGTACATCATGGCAACCTTTGAGGGCTGCTGAACTCATGGGCGATGTAAACATAATGGATGTGCCATCCTCTACATCGTTAATCTGTAGGAAAGCCATGTCCTGATTAAAGGATACGACACCACACAACCCAACCTCGTTGCAGATCTTCTGAATTGCTGGAAGAAAATCGCCCAACTCAAAGTACTCATAGCCAGCAAACTTATTCTTACCTGACTTGGATAACTTTGTACCCTGTAGCAACATCCTAGCCTGTTGCAGTTTTTTATACACACTCATATACACTCCTTAATTAACAACCGATTGGTTTCCATGGACCATTAACTTTGGTATCCCAACAGCACATACCGCCACGACCATCAGACTCGCACTTAACTTGAGCCATAACACCAGTGGACATCATGGCGATAAACGCCACAGCAATTAGCTTCTTCATACATTCTCCTTAGTTGATAAATAATCCCGATACTGTTGACAGTACTGGGAGACTGGGCAAAAGTTTGCACACCGAGTACGCTCGCCCTGACGTACTTCGATCTCATAGTCCTTGCCGTATTGCTCTAAGGCAACTGTAGCAAGGGCTTCTGATTCATATAAGGCTTTCGCCCTAACATTTCCTTTCTTACGCACCGCCCATACAGTGGGCTTCTCCCACATCTCTTCGGGGGTGCAGTCTGGTAGATCGCCATCGGTCTCAATCGAGAACTCGCAGGCACTGTGTAGGGAGATCCGCTTGGCAACATAGGCTTCACGCTCCTCCATCGTCCACAACTTCATGGGTATCTCTAGGATAGGGGCTTTAGGGTAGCCCTCTTTCTCTCGATCCCGCCTACTCCAGTCACGCAACATAGCAACAATGGTGACTGACTGGACAGGCACTTTCTTAACCTTCTCGACTAGCCATGCGTAGATGTTTAACTGGTTCTCCCATTCAGGCTTCTCGTTCATAGCAGCCCATACGGATGTGAACTTATAGTCCTTTACATGGATGCCATCGGTGGCTACTTCCTGTAGGTCTACCGCACCAGTGATATGCCAACCATCATGCTCGACATGGATGCGTTGCTCGACAATGTGGTTCTCATCCTTGCCCTGTTCCAAGAAGTTATGGATGGCTGAGCCGACTATTGACCATACCATCTCCGAGGCATCTTGCTCGATCTCTTCCTCAAACTTGCGGGTCAAAGCCACGATCTTTGGGCTATTGAGCAACTGGGTAGCAGACAGGTGAGCCTTACCCTTGTTGTAGGTGGGACGCTCTAAGACATTGATAAAGGTCTGCGGGATGCCGTATTCGTTAGTTAATTTCATGTTTTTTCCTTGTGGCGAGTTCAGCTTGCATTTGTTCGTACATGTGTTGGCGCATCATGCGAAAGAACTGGAGCTTCTGGTCTCTTTCTTCTTTCTTTTCCTCAAAGTATCTGCGCTCATCCATGCGAGTCTTCCATCCCTTTCTCATTTGGTTGCCATTAAGAAAGCAACAGAAAGAAACACAACAGCACCAGTACAGATAAACAAAGCCAAGCGCTCTACATTACGCTGGCGATGCCACTCTGGTGGGTGGATGAACAGGCTTTGGATATAGATCATGTCCTCATCATCAATGGGCATGGGCTTTGGGGATTCGTTATAGCGACAGCCAATCTGAATACCCTTAGAAGTGGTGTACGGAATTGTTTTCATTTAGTTCTCCTAGCAGTTAAACTAGACTCAAGTATGTATCAGAGTTTTGGGTATGTCAATAGGTTGTACCCAATATAATTCATGTGCTATATTCTCACTATAACAATGTTATAGTGACATAGGGAAAACACCTAGATGAAAATAGAATTACCATACCCGCCAAAAGAACTATCTCCTAACGCCACGTTGCACTGGGCTAAGAAGATGAAGTTTAAGAAGTCCTATCGGCAGACTTGCTGGGCTTTAGCGCTGTCTCAAAAGCTAACAGCACCACCAGGAGAGGGCAAGATTGACATCCACATAACCTTCTACCCCCCAGATAGACGGCATAGGGATGCAGACAATATGGTGGCTTCTATAAAGGCTGGCTTGGATGGGGTAGCCGATGCCCTAAAGGTCAACGATAAACGCTTCCTACCCACCTTTAAATTTAGCGATGAGCCACTCGGAAAGATAGTAGTCGAGATAAAATGAAGATGCCGCAGCAATGTGGCTTCTTCACGTTTTGGGGGGCTTAGAACACCCCCCTTTTTTTACAGTCCAGAGTCCAAGCGCATCTGGATAATCCCTTCTAGCAGCTCCTGCTTAGAGCGCTGTAGATCAGTGATCTCCTGTCTACGTTGATCAGGCGTGAAACTCTTGTCCTTTACCTCACCAGTGTTACGAATCTGGCGGTTTAAGTCACGCAAGGCTACTTCCATGCCAGTCACATAGTCACGGGCTGAGATCAGGTCAGCATGCTTGTTGTAGTACCTATCAGCCTCATCTGCCTTATCACGCTCTAAGAGCTTCATATAGGTTTCGTACTTGTTATCAACCTTACTCTTAAAGTCATAGAACAGTTCCTCATTACCACGGGCTACATCAGGGGCAATAAACGAGCCATACAGCGGATTCTGTCTAGCTGTAGCGGTTGGGCGATCACCAGAGAATATATTGCTACCCCACTGGACAGCTGCACCAGTAGTTCCAAATAAACCACGAACTAGGTGATCTGCCTCAATTGGGTTAAGAATACGCTTATCGGTGAATGGGATGTTAGTTATAGCGCTAAGAATCTTGCCAAGCTCAGAGGTTGATGCGGTGTATTGCTCAACAGCGTCTAGGTCTTCCATACCTTTAGGAGTTACTGTGCCACCAGTAAAGAAGTTTCTATTGAGCAAAATCTCAAAACCTGGTTTGATACCAGTTGGCACTGGGTTAGGACCTAATAATGAGTCTATAGCAGCTTCGGCAAGGGCCTTACGAAGACGAGCGCCATCAATTTCATTCTTTGTTCCCTCTTTCATTACTGTGTTATAGGTTAGCTCTGGAATTGACTTAAAGAAGAAACTAGCCGATGTGTGCATTGGAATTAATAAACCGTTGTCCATGCCAATTTGTTTGGTCAGCGCCTTTGGAATATAGAGATTACGCAGTTTTGTCTGGTCATCTAGTTCTTCGTAGTCATCTTCTCCACCAACTGCAGAAATGGAACTGAAACAAAGGATTGGCTTAATTGAAAAGAACAAGTTTGATTGGTTGATGAGTAAATTAGATCAAATTGGAGATGCCTCAGATATGGCGCAGCGTGTGGCTATA